GGGATTTCTCCGGATTCTCTATACACATTGGTCGCGTTCACAGCTTCAAATGCAGTATCATACATACAAATAGTCTTCTCATACCTATTAATGATATCCTGCTCTGTTGGTGGGTTGTAAAAATCTTTGATGTGGAATCCTTCTTCATCCTCTGTTGTGGCTGCAATCTTGTTCATGATTTCAACAAAGGCCTCATATCGATGATGATGGCCTAGATAAACTTCATGGATAGCAGCTACCATGTTTTGAGCACAAATTTGTGCACGTGGCTCCACTTGCCCCTTCTTAACTTTTCTTCCAATAATAAGAGAACGAATAATGGAATCCCATTCTAGGGATCCAATCGTCGCTCCAATGACAGGATGTTTGTAGAAGGTGCGCTTGAGGAAAGAGAGGTCTTCAACTGACTTGAATGGAACTGCTGATGTCTCTTTAGTTGCATCGGTGTACTTCACGCCAATGGTATCGAGTTCTCTTGTGACCGAAATCATGTTGAACAATTTCTCATCTTCATGGACGTTGAATGTGTTGTCATCACCAAAAGTCATGAGTGCAACCATCTCGTGAAAGAGAGGGATATCACCCAATTTTATGTTCGGACCTGCTTCTGCCCACAGATCTTTTTGGTGCATTTGGTAATAAGCATATCGCATATACAAACAATTAATAATCCCATTTAAAATGACAGTAAGAGCATGGCCACTCGGATTAGATCCGAAGGCTTTTATAATCAAACCATCTATTTCATATATTGGGAAAACAATCTCTGTCGCTATACCATCTATCACTTTTAGAACGGCATCAGAAGCGCCACATCGTTGAAGGATTCGACGTAAGATCTTGAAGGCTTCAAGGGAGAATTCTGGACGAATTTTCGTATCGAAGGACGAATAATCTCCATCACCACATCTGTCTCCTCCATATTGTGAAATGAAATCCTTGAAGAACAACCAATCTTTTCCAGTAGCATCAATTCCTACAGCACTCTCGAAGATTGTGGGGAAGTTGGACATTGCATTAATCAAAGGCAAAGTAATCATCCTAGTCACAATGACAAGATCGACTGGAGCACCTGCAAATACGCGAATTTTGTTCGCTGCTATTTTCTTATAAGTAAGTGCTTCGTCTTTCAAATTACATCGCATAATCGCATTAATCCGTTTTCCATCCACAAAAGCTTCAAAGATGTCATCCACACATTTCCGTATGTCGATGCGCTCAGGATCGAAGATCAATTCCCAAGAGTAAATTTTCTTTCCATCTACAACCTCCATCTTCTGGAATTTGTATGATTTCAAGGCAATTTCCTCGTCCAATCCATGTTCAAGAAAGTGGTACTTGGGCTTGTTTAGAGGAAATCCCATAGAAGTCTTTGGATTGATACAATCAAAT